ATGGGAGCATTTAGGCGATGCCTATGAGGAATATGAAAAATTAGCTGATGCGTATCTATCTTTGTTAGCTCAACTACAGGAAGAGAGTGATGAATCTTAATTTAGAGATAGCGAAGGTAAAGGGCGCTGAAATTATCAATGTGATTGATAATATCCCATATTGCAAAAATGTTTTATTTGATAAGCCGCAACCTTTTGACTACCAAAACGACTGGAATTATCTTGGGCCTTTGGAGGATGAATTGTTAAATGCCGAGTGGTATTTAGAAAAAGTTGGAGATCATTATCAATGGCAGCATTATGAAAAGAGGTTGCTTATTTCTAGTGAACATCGAGGCACAGCCACTTGTATGGCGTATTTGAAGGAGTTTAGTGATGAAACCTGAAGAATTGGCACGGGAGATACAAAGAGCTGGAAGAGATTGGGATGCAGTTGATTGGATGGATGCCGCTAGACAACTCGCACAGATGGTGATTGAACAGGAAAAAGATTTAAAGGCAATTTACGAACAAGCTGCGCGTGGTTGTATGTGTCTGATTGACGAGGAAGATAATATTATTAATCATTGCGGGCTTCATGCTGGAGAATTAGATCAGGTCAAACAGGAACAGCGAGAGAAGGATGCGAAGATAGATGAGTGATAGACCTTGGTGGTTTCCAGTTTTAGTTGATGATGAATATTTCAAACGATTAAGAGATGATTATCCTGATAAAAGCCATTTGTCAGATTCAGAGTTAAATGAGTATTTCAATGAGTATGGTAGAAAATATTCAGTTTTATGGGATCATTTAGGCGATGCCTATGAGGAATATGAAAAATTAGCTGATGCGTATCTATCTTTGTTAGCTCAACTACAGGAAGAGAGTGATGAATCTTAATTTAATGGAGGGAGATCAATGACAAACAAACCTGAAGAACTTGCGAGGGAGATATTGGAGCTTGTCAATAGGTATAAAAATTGCACCATCCCTGCTGCAACAGGATTACCTACTGTTGGACATCAATCAATATTAAAAGCCGAACAACTCGCCCAAATGGTGATTGATAAAAGAGAAGCTATTGCAATGTGGGCCATTAAGAATGGTTACGCAACTGGTCACGGAGATACTTCCGAAGATATTCTTGATGAGTTAAAAGCGCAAATAGAGCAGGAACAGCGGGAGAAGGATGCGAGGATAGCAGAAGGATTTACGATGTGGCCCGCTGAGAAAATAGCCAAGGGGATTAGGGATGGGATGTAGTAAAATACCGTACCCGGATAAAAAGACAGCGCTAAAAGAGGCGAAGATGATTCGTGTTCAAATGAAGCGTTTCAATAAAGGGGCCGATAAATTAAAAAATAAGAAGTTTAGCGCGTATCATTGCTGGAATTGTGGGCTTTGGCATTTAACGACAGAGAAGCGAAGATGATTATTTAGCTTTCCAGACTTCAATAAGCTCTTTTATAGCGGTGAGTAGTTTAGTCGCGGTATCTCTGAAAGTGACCATGAAGATACAAAAGACAATTAGAAACTTGTGAAAGGTAGATTCTGGGTTCTGCGTGAGTCCCCATATAGAGAAGGATATCACGGCACTGGCCCACCCATTGGTCTTATTGGTGAATTCCCCGACGGTTCTTTGTGTGCCTGGGATAGTCTTAGCGGTGATAGCAGAGATAATGCCGGTGATGAGTTGGATCATGGTGTCTCCAGTTTATCAATACGTCTTTCATGGTCTTCTACCTTCTCTATAAGCCATACAGGAGGTAGATCTTTGATGATCTTTTCTATACTTTCTAATCGGTATGTCATAACCGCAAGTGTCCCGGCAAGACTTCCGCACATAACAATAATCCCGACTAATTGAGGTATCGTTAATTTTACTGTCGTGATATCAGGCACTAGTATTTAATCATTTTGCTTTCTTTTTTAAAGTATTCACCAAAAGCCTCGTTTCGGATCTCGTTGGCCTTTATCCTCTGCACCATGTCCATATGCTTGGAATTTGATTCTTCGAACCGACGGTCATACTTTATCTCCATGTCCGATAAGCGTTCGTTGGTCTCCTTTAGACTGTACTTAATATCGTTCAGCGTCCATGTTGCGAACGACAACAATAAAGGAGTGACATATCTAAATACGACTGAAAATGACTCAGCTTTTTGCATGAGTGTCTCCATGGTTTATCCTCTTGTAGTCCATTTAATAAATTCCTTTGGGGGTGTAAGGATAATCGATCTGAGTGTAATGTATGCGAACTAGATTGAATCAGTTCATATACCTGTTATATTTGATAGTTTTTTATGTCTTCAGTTAATCAACCATATATCCTGTAAAAAATAACAGACTACCTGGCCCAGCAAGAGCAGACGTATCACGCCCTTTATTTTCCGCTCTAACATCTACATAATCTGTAGTTCCATTCATATCTAAAATTGTTGAAATATTCATGCCTTGCTGACTAGCAGTATCTGCAATCATCTCAATCGCTGCTGATGGAGATCCATTTTTGTATATATATAAAAATAAATTATCTCCACTTGCTACGGATGCCCAGTTTATTGTAGAAGTAAAAAAATATTTACCTGCTACTGATGGTGTATATCTATAATTAGTAATTGTATCAAAATCAGAAGATGTATCAAATACAGAATTAGAAAATTCTACAACATCTACTCCCGTTATATTTGATTGACTACTAGCAATATTAACATGAAATATTAATTTATCTGGCTTTACTAAATCTTTCTGATAATTAACACAAACCCAATTACCACCCCCTAGACTAACAAATTCAGCGATATCTCCTGCCTTAACTAAAATATTGACATTACCCGGAAGAATTAGAGATGTAGCATTGTAAGTAAGAGTTAAGGCCCCATCAAATTGTACTATCCTTCTAGTTCCCGCTTGAACAGTTCCTAGTCCTGTTATGGTAGTCGTGCCGGTAATGTCTACAAAATTACCATTGGATGCCCCTATATCGGTTGTTGTCGCAGAAGCGATATCCGCTCCTTTGGCTTCATTAATTGCCCCACCTGTTATGTCTAATTGATCATCATTATTAGCTTGAGCGGTAAAATCACCATCCGTATCAAAGATTAATGCATTTCCATCAAAATCTATCGTTCCTGTGATAACAGTCTGTCCGTCCTTTGAAAGAGACTGGGTAAGCGCATCCTTAATCTCTGTCATCGTGGTGTTAAAGTCACCACTTTCTATCGTCGTGCCGCTGGCTGCTGGGGCAACCGATGTTGCTGTGTAATTGAATGTTCCTGAGCCGTCTCTAGCCATCTTCTTTCTCCAGGGCTGCTATCATGCCTGCTACTATTTCTGGGTCGATTGATTTTAAGAACTTAGCCTCTACAGGTTTGGCATTTTTGATGATTCTTGCCATTTCTGAAGGGCTTTTCATCTTCTTTGCAATCAAGTCTAATGTTGCTGCTTGATTCCTGCCTTCGATACGTTTTAATAAAGCATTCATGATCACGATTGCTCTTTCCAGTATCGTGACTTTAGGGATGTCGTGCATAGTCCCCATGATTTGATTCATGCGCTTATTCCCTGCAATGGCTTGTTCATTTAATCGAACATCCCTATCGAGTTGGTTTTTGGCTTTGTAGATCAAGCTCATTTGCTTGGGTTTTAATATCTTGTCTATCGGCTGATATTGGCCTGTTTCATTCTTAACCAACTTACCAGCGTCATCGACCGCGTTGGCGAACTGCGTCGCTCTTTCCTTAGCCCCAAGCTTGGGTTTTAACTTGTCTCCCATTGCCTGCCCAATCTTCATTCGGTTGACGTGCTTGATCTCTTGGGCGAACAGGTCTTCAGCTTTAGCGAAGTCCGGGGATTTCTCTCTTAACCATTTGGTGAAGTCTTTCGTTGTATCTGAAACCTCTCCGATCTGAGTTTTCTTCAGCGGGGCCTTAGTTCCAGACGTAGGCTTTAATTCATCAGCCATTGAACGCTTGATTCTTTGTAAATTCCCAACTGTAAAAGATTCACCCTCTTTCGGAAAGTATCCTTTCGGACCTTGCTCTAAAGCACTTTCCTTGGCTTCTGCCAGCGCCCTCTTAAAAGAAGGTCTTGAGGCGAACTTTTCAGGGAAAGATTCCATTGTAATATCGGTTTTAACATTCTGTACCTTTCCGTAGCCTTCGTCGGCGTGTTTACGCATCAACGATTCTGATTTAGACAGTTTTTCAGGTGATTTCCCTATCTTTTTAATGTCTTTCAAGCGAGCATGGTGTTGTCCGCGGGCAATGTCCCCGTAGCCTGATGGATCACGATCTTTGGCCATTTTCTGTAAGGCTGAGAATTCATAAGAGCCTGTTCTGGACGCTGCTTGCCCGGCGGTCTCTCCCGATTTAGCCTTCTCTAAGGCTTTAACAACCTTATTAGCCCTTGGGCCTAGCATTTCTGTTACGGCGCTTCCTACGGCTCGCTCATGACCTCCAGGGAGCCTATGTGAGACGCCTTCCTTGATTGCCTTTGCAACTTGTTGAACGGCCTTCGCCGGAGCCTTGGCGGTTCCTTTGATAGCCTTTTCAATCTTAGGGAAATGAGGTTTTCCTTTAATCGCTTTGGACCCCAAGAGCATGGGAATAATATCTCCGGCGGTCTTGACCAAGGTGCCTTTTGCGGCTGACATCTCTGGAGAGCTACCCATTCTTTGCTCTCTTTCGGTGACATTTTTACCTAAAGCCTCTGTGCCTTCGGCGAACTTTCTAAAGGGGTAGGAAATGGCCTCTAATGCTGTTTTACCGCCTGATGTTCTGGGTTGATAGGTCATGGCTTCAGCGACAGATCGAATCGTTTCGGATGGGTCTTTGTCGTCTTCACGGAAAACATTGGCTGCTATCGTGCCAAGTCCAGAGAGACCTCCAGCGACGTTAGCCGGAAACCCGGTTGCCATTGTCATTAACGGTTCTACAGCCGCTCCGGTTAGATTCTTAAATGAATGGGGGTCTTCAATCTCTTTTTGTTCGGCCTCGTCCCATTCTTTTTGAAGATCGACTTGGATGACCTTCTGTGGACCAGATTTTTCCCATTCTTCTTTAAGGTTCACTTATCACCTCAATCGACCCATCTTCTTTCATACCTAATATTTTTCCACTAGGAGTCTTTCTTATTTCCTTATATTTGCTTTTAGGGGCGATTTTGTCATATTTCCCCCATAATGCTTTAACAGCTTCTAAGGCTCTTTTCTTTTCAGCAACAGGTACTTTTCTATTGCCGATTTGGCCTGCCATCAACATATAATATTCACGATCTGGGTCTGATTGCGGGCCTTCAAATCTTGGCATTTTGCCGGTCAATGCAGCGCCTATAGCTTCCAGCTTAGAGGCGTCTTGAGCTGATTTAGTTGTGACGCCTACCTGTCTGTTAACCCAATCGACCCATGCTCCAATACCACTTGATGTTGGATCACCATAGTCTAACAATAATTCTGCTTCACCAACTATTTCATTCAATCCTGCCATGCCATGAGTACGTTCAGCTTCAAGCTTTGCGGTTGTTTCTGCTGACTTTTGTGCTGCCTTGGCTTCTGGAGTTTTAGGAGATAATCTTTTCCCTGGAATATCGGCGACTCCGCCTGTTCTTGCATTTAAAATTCTTGTCTCCATTCTTTGTGTTTCTGGGTTCCATTGCTGGATATCTTTATAAAATGGTGATCGCTCTGCTCTGGGCTGTTTTGCCTTCATCATGGCCGCCATAACCGGACCCATCTTCTCCGTATAAGGATTTCCCATAGACTCCATAATAGCCCTTTCCGGGTCGGGAGCCGTTCCGGCTGTTCTTAATCCAGGGATTTGCTCTGCGCCGAACTGTTCCTCTGGTGAGAGTCGGTAAGGTTCTTCTTTTTGCCCGGAATAGACCTTTAAAATGTTTTCTACCGCGTCTTGGCGTTTTACCTCTTCATCGGCGCGGGCCTGTTTTAATCGGTCGTCAGACTTGTCCATCATCTTTGAAGCCATGATCGTTTGAGCGATTTTCGAGATTCCCTCTAAAGGGCTGACCGGAACTGTCCTTCCGTAAGGCCCTCCGCCGGTCTCTGAAGGTCTTTGCGTCATAGAGCGCTGCATCATGAGTTCAGCAAGCTTCCTACGTTGCATTTCCTGTTCATAGATATTCATTACAACATCCCATAGTTAACGGCTTTAAACCCGTTAATCTCAATAACCGCCTCGGGGACGACCTTTTCAACCTCGTCAGCCATGTGGCCAACATAAAGAATGTTATTCCATAAATAATTAAAGGTATATAACGGTAGACCCAGTGCCGTGACCCCGATTTGTTTAATGTTCCGTTTCAATCGTCTGTCTGATAGTGCCAACATGGCTCCGGTTTGGCCCGATTGAGCAATCGCGTTAATGATCGCATTTCTGGCCGCCATCTTCTGATTGTAAACGCCTGTATCGAACATCCCTTCCTGTTGAGAGGCATTCATGTAATCCGCGCCGGGGGTAGTCTGTTGGTTATAGTAGGAGTTAAACGTCGGACTCGTTGGCGAGAATGAGCCGTAGAAATCGGCCTGCTGACCTCTACCGGCCAAGTCGGCGTTATACTCTGTCGCGGCTTGACTGGTTGCGGAGATTTCCGCTTGATTTCTAGCATCGTTTAATTGGCGATCAAACCGCTCCATCTCTGCGTCATAGGCTTTAGATCCAAGAGGAATGCCCTGAGCAATTAGATTAGATCGTTTGTTGTCCCTAGCACCTTCAATGTCCGATGTCGATCTAGCCAGCATGGCGTCCATGACCTTTTCTCGATTACTACCAAAAGAGGGCGTACCGGACCCCATTAAGTCCGCTTTCCCGGCATTTGAAAGATTATAAAGATTCTGCTGTTCAGGTGAGAAGTCAACCGATTGAGACCAGTTACCGCTTGGGTCTTTTTGCCACGCAGAAGTCCCGAATGGGTTCGCTTGAGTTATTCTATTGGCTTCTGTGGCCGTGCGCGCGCCTTCTAAATTCCCTGCTGCCGTTCTTTCTGCTGCGGTCTCAAAACCCGGTCTCGTTGGGTCTGCGGGTTTATCTGTCAGACCGCCGAATTTATCCCAAAGACTATTGATTGCATCCAATGGATTGGGGATATCAGGGAATAACCCTTCAAAATTAACCATATCAGAAAAATTAGCCAAATCTGACATATCAACCATTCCGCCAAGGTCAACCATGTTGTCCATCATGCCGCTAAAATCGACCATGCCGCCCATGTCGACCATGCCGCCCATGTCGACCATGCCGCCCATGTCGACCATGCCGCCCATGTCGACCATGCCGCCCATGTCGACCATGCCGCCGAAGTCAAGACTGGCTAGGTCTGAAAAGTTCACCATATCTGAGAAATCGATATTACCGAAACCACCACCCGTACCCGGTAAACCTGGGAGACCGGGTAAACCACCACCTCCCGGTAAGCCCGGAAGACCAGGAAGACTAGGCAGACTAGGAAGACTAAAACCCATTAGAGGATTCCCCCGTGTTCGTATATATAATCATTTGAGACCCACCGTACCGTTAAATTGCTTGTGTTGATCTTGATCTTCCCAGACACGCTATACCCCACACTGTCTTTAGGTGAGGTCCATTGGCTGACAATCCCTAAGCCTGCAACCCACTCCCCAGTGTCCCAAATGGCTGAATCCCATAATGAACTTGAGGGGGCCGTGTAAGTGGATAACCCTGTTATCGGAAGATTAGAAAAATCTACATCAAATCCTGTTAAGAACGAAATCGACCCATTCACTCTTAATATCGGCCTGAATAAATTAAACCTTTTTAATTGTGTTGCATTACCGAAATAATTAAAGGCCGTCTTCCCTATTGCGATTATCTCACTACTATTATCACTCGTACCTGTCCATGCCTTTCTAACGACCGTGGATGCACCGAAATAAAGAGCACCGTTAAATTCGACAAAACACTCCCCATTCCAAGAATCGAAATTACACCATGCGCCCGTTAGGGTGTTCATGACATATTGGTAATGTATTCCCCCGACTGCTTTAGGGATATTGAAAATAAGGGCCGTTTTCAATGGAAGATAGGTGATATCCCAACCGAAGTTGGATTCATAACTCACCGCTGCGTCATTAAAAGCGTTGTTTATTTTGTCTGTCAGGGCGAGGCGTTTGTCTTGAGACTGAAGGGCGGCGGATAAAGGATAAACCCCGGCTTGCGTGGTGATGATTAGATCGCCTTCGTATTTCATGAAAGACCGTCTACCAATCGGTTTTCCGATAAAATAAACCCCCATCAGTACCCAGTCTGCCGCGCTATTAGGATCGGTTCCTCGGTAAACAACGACCTCACCTTCTGAGGTCATAAACACCGCTGAGTCGTCCGGTCCGTCCCCCGCGTCAAATGACCACGTAGACATCCACATCAAATACCCGCCACGCTTACAAAATGACGATAAATCGAATTCTGTCAGAGCGCCTCCTGCCGCACCCGCCGCAAGATACCAGAACGAAAGGGTGTCTTTTTGAATGAAAAACACCCTTCCCTTGTATTCATTGACATGAATGAGGGTATTTAACGTCACCCCAGAAAGGGCGGGAGAAGAAACCCCGGTAATGGTTGTAAACGTAGAACCGTTATAATAAATAGGGCTATCTACCCCGTTTACCAGAATAAGATAATTATTCGTTCCGTCTCCGTAATTGATCGATTGGAACTTCCCATCCGTCACCGTCGCACTCTGGGCTGCTGCTGCGCCTGCTGAGGACACGTCCCAGATATCGTTATCGTCAATGGCATAAAGCTCGTTCGTGCCTGACATCGCGTGATAGACCGCGAGTGTCTCGACAGTACCCGTAATCCCAGTGGCGTGGCTCTCGTATCCGCCCCTTAACTCGCATTCCGTAGTCCCTGGGAATATGTTTAAAAGCTCAACCGCGTCCATTGGGTCCATGTTCGCCAATGAATCTCGCGCATTCCAACCGCCTGTGGGGGCCTGGATACTAAAAGGGATAGAGTTTTGAGCGCGTTGGCTTTTTACCCGTTGGGGGCGTCTCATAAGTTCCAAGATCCTTGCTGGATCACAATCCCAGGAATGGATTCTTTCTCTGTTTGATCCATTCTCAGGGTTTTGGTCAAACCTTCCCTCCCAAGGGCGTCTTTGACAAGCTTCTCATAAGTCATGAAGTCTTCCGCGTATTCAAAGCCTTTTTCCTTCTTCCAGCGCCACCTTAACCCCTGTAGGACGATCGGTTCTGGGAGGAGGAGCTTATCAGTATCCGCGTTGAAATACTGGTAAGTGACTGTTCCGCCTGTGTTCTCGATCCAGTGCCATGATACGTACTCAAAGGCCCACGTATTTCCTGCCGGCGGAGTGGGTGTGACGATCAAGTTCCCTTCTCGGATTCTGGCCCGGTAACGGGGAGAAGTCGAACTGAAACCTTTCTCGGCCTGCCAGTCCGGCCCGTCTATGATCTGAACAGGAAGATTCTCGGTTCGATCCCAAAGGGTTTCGTGTTTAAAATAACGAAATATCGCATTTCGCGTCCCTTCGTTTGAAATCGCAATCGAGTCTATTGTACCTTGAGACTCCGTAGCGACAGTCGTGTGCGTAGCTTCAAACGTGATCCGCTGCCAATTACCCCGTCCAGAGAGATCGTTTCCTTCCTCTTCCAAAAGCGCCAGGACTTGAAGGACTTGTGGATCGCTCGACCCTACAACCGCTGTCGGAATCGTGCCTAGATTAGTCCTACGATAGAACCTCTGGACGGTAGCTAATAAAGTCACTTTACGGTACTCCAATTAAATATTGATAAACGCATTGATATATTGATATACTCTATTCTTCTTTATCACTTTATTATTGAGGTATCAGCAATGAACAATCTACCTGAAACCGGATACCTTCGGTTATCTCAAATTGTCGGCAATTTAAAAGCCAATCCTCCTATTCCACCAATTATTCCCGTCTGTAAGTCAACGTGGTGGAAGGGTGTGAAAACTGGCATTTACCCCAAACCAATAAAGCTCTCACCTCGCGTCACAGTATGGCGGGTAGAGGACATACGCGCCTTTATTGAAAAAGGCTCACTCGGATAACCTTTTAAGAATTGTGGCTTCTTTCATCAAATGATGAGGCTTTTTGCCAAATTTGACTTCATACTGTTCTGCTGGAGTTTTTTCTGGCAGAGCAGCTGGCTTGACGTCGTAAACAGCCGCAGATTCATCCAAAATATCCGTAATCCCAATACTATGCCCTATTGGTTTATCAACTTCTGCCAAAGGCAGGCCCTTCATCGCTTCAAGTCGTTGACCTAGAATCTCCATCTTTTCAGATAAATTATCAATCGTGGCCTCATGTTGAGAGACTTGTTTTTTCAGTGCGGCATTTTCCATCACTAAAGGTCCGGTGTCTTTCGCGGCCTGAACATAAGCCCTGGCTTTGTTCTTTAAGTCCACACCGCCCATTCCTAACCTGCGGGTGCCTTCATCATTCGCCATAGCCAGGGCTTCAATAGTTAAAATATTCGCTGTTAAGAGGGTTTTACATTGAGCAGGGGTGATAGCGGACCAGTTTTTAACAGAAGTCCCGTCTAAAGGGGTTTCTTCGCCCTTTTTCCAGTTCTCATAGCATCGATGCCAATAATCCCGCCACTCTGGATGAGTACGACCGCTTCTGACATTCTTTTCAACATTATCAAACCAGACCGTGACCTTGTGTTCAAACAAGTCTTTGGAATAAGGAGGAGTCACAAGGACAAAATCCACATCTTTGTAAATGATTTGCCCGGCTTCTCTTGAGGCTTGCTTGTCTTCAATGGGGCGTTTTTCAAACCGGACCATTGCCGGACGTTCTTCTCTTTCGGTGATATCTCCAACTGCCATAATGCCTCCTAAGCAACTAAAACGGCTAAAATTTCAGCGGCCTGATTGGCGGCTGTTTCTGCTGTCGTGGTCAAGCACCATCTTGACCTACCCGCGTAGGGGTGTGCGATTCCCACGACATAATGAGAATCGTAAGTCGCATCAACAGAAATGCTATTTTGAATATTTGCTACATTGTGCGTAGATCCAGAATCTATCTGCGCCTGTATTGCTGCTGGAGTGGCCATTAGTTTCTCCTCGGATTAATAATATAAAATAACGCGGCAGTGCCTACGTCGGACTTCCAGTTGATCGCATACCCTTTTTCAAGAAATAAATCATTCCACCATTTAAAGGGTTTTACGGTTAAATGAAGCTCCGAGTCGATAAATGACCCCATCACGTCCTGAATAGTGCTGATTTGGAAAAAGACCTTCTTTGAAGCCGACATAATATTGTCAATGACTTTCCCTACGTCTTCCGTCGGAATATGCTCCATAACGTCCGTACAGTACCCGTAAGGAGAGGTTACAGTGAGCGGCTCTGTCAGGTCTGCTTGGTAAAACGGAAGCCATAGGGCCTCTTGATCGCGACAATTGTCGGCAAAGTCCACTAGCATGACATCGAGGCCGTTTTCGATCATCTTAATGCTAGATCGCCCCGTCCCACAACCGTAATCAATGACTAACCCGTCTGGTTTGACGATTTCAATGAACGCCTCGACCATCAATTCGCCAGGAGAAACTTGTCGGTAGGCGTCAATCTGCCACATTAATTGGTATTTCTCTTGTTCCGTTAAGTCCTTAAAATTCGTGTTGTAAATAGTCTGTAAAAGCCCGTCACCGTAGACGTGAAATTGACACCCGCCGGATTCCAATACCTTGGCCAGAAAGACAAACCTTTCTGCTTGGGCTTTCATGGCGATTGACACATCAAATGTCTTTCCCGCCCACGTGACCTCTGTAGTCGGCATAAAAGTGTTCATAGACTGACTGTAGGCATGAGACTTCCCATTCGTGTGGGAGCTGTCATACCCGAATACGTGTAATTCCCTGAAACCCTGAGAATAAGCCACAATCACCGACGCACTGCCGACCGTGGTCCCGCCGTTAAGCATCGTATACCCGCCTTGTTTTACTCTCTCTGACGGGAAATTCGCCTCGATATCATCCGTAATTAGGTGAACCAGGGTAAGATTAGACGCCTTTTCAAGGGTCTTTTTGTTACATTGTGAAGCAAATAAATGTTCTTTTGCGCCAGAATCGACCAATTCAGCCGTTTCTTCCTTGGCGTCTATAATGACCTGATAATCGACTTGGATACCCTGGCCTCTTGCCCATTTAGATGATCCATTCATACAAAAAACAGTCGCAGTTTTGCTTAATTCTCGAATCTCGTCTACATGGTCGAGAATCGAACTACCACCACCAATCAAAACAGCCACCCCGTCATGAGGGTCTTTGGCCTGCAACCAGTTAGGGTACGTTTTTGAGCTGTGTTTTATATTTCCTTCTATTTCCTCGTCGGAAGTATTACTCACCACCATTACGTTAAGCTTTAAACCCGTTTTAGCGTGAGGGTTTTGATAGGTTGTCTGTATTATTTCATGTTTTGGCGTCATAAAACCTCAAAAAAAGGGGCCGAAGCCCCTTAGTGTTAACTTACGTCAGATGGTCCATGCGGGCGGTTGATCATCACCGTTGTCAGATCAGGGGCAGCAACGGACACAGCGGAGGCGACAACCGCCACCAAAGCACCGTTAATGATAAGACCTGAAGCAACAGCAATTGCCAAACCGGCACTTGCAGCTAACGCGGCACCGGCAGCGAATGAAGTTGTTGACAATTTAGCTGTCAACGCCAGTCCGCCGATCTGATACCAGCCGTAGGATGACGCTACGTTGATTGACATAGAAACCGCAACAGGCCGAGGTGTGGCAAGTGCCGTGGTTTCCAATCCAGTAACAAAACTAGTGTCATATTCAACAATAGAGCCGACAATGGTTGATCCAATACCCTGCAGATAGATAAACTCGCCCTCCCCATAAGTGGGGTCTTTTGCGCGAACAATCGTACCTAATGGATGGTTTTGCGTGGTTGAGGTGTCAGCAATACCCTGAGTACCCGCAACCGTGTCTGTAATAATGTAAGCCATGATTGCCTCCTTATGCCAGAATAACTGACTGTTGGTTACGGTTAGAACAGGTCATATTACCCATCCATATGATTGGAATCACAACACCGTCTTGATTGATGGGGCGCTGTTCATCCATGATTTCCAAATCGGCGTCACGGTGTACGCACAAACCCAGGTATTGAGTATTCAACATGTACATATGCGTCGTTGGAATCCCCGAACCTCCGTCGTACAGAACATCAGCGTTCTTATACTTCAGCGTAATAAAACCGGCACTTGCTGAGTCTTCCTTCATGTAACGCTTGAGGGAAGTCTGTGAGTTTTCAAAATACTGGTAATACGTGCTGTCTGCAACGATGAGGTCTGGCTGGTCGTCCGGGCCGCGATCCACTTCCAACCATGCAGGAAGCATCATTGAATTTTCAATCGTAGTGGCTGACGGGGTAACAGATTCATCCGAGGCATCGAAATAATTGTTCTGCCAGAATGAATAAGTAGAAGAGTTGATCCCGCCTACCGTGCCTGTACCGGTGTCAGAGACCAAAGCCTGTAGACCGTTGACTTGGTTGGTTGCCGTACCGTCGGAGTAAATGTCTGATGAGAAGTTATTATTAAACGTCCTCAAAGCATTCTTAATTCGGGCTTTGGCAAGGTTGATGATCTTCGCTTCGCCGGAGTTAATACGCAGTTCACGACCACTTGCAACAACATTTAGAGCGATTTGACGCCATTGATACTCGGCTGCTGAAATGACATCAGAAGCCTGAATATTCAATGTGTCCCAATCACTGTAACGCTGGTAAGTGGAGTTTTCGGCGTAATCCAGCGGCGTGACGATTGTTAATCCGCCATCGTCTTTCGTATAATTACCTTTTTTCGTAATATACTTAACAAGGGCGTTACGATTGGAGAGGTTATCTTTAATCTCCTTACGATGTTTACGAAACGTAGTCGAGACCAGTTCCGTAAAGGTACTGTTGGGTGATGCCATAATGGCCTCCTAGAAAGGCTTTCGCCTAGTTAACGATTTTGAATTTCACGATAAGTATCGTGCATATCGTCAAACATCTTTCCTAAAGGTTCTGTAGGAGCCTTACTGGTGTCTCGACTATTGACATTGGTGGATTTTGCTTTCTGGGCTTTTTGGACTTTCTTTTCCTTTTCGTCTGCAATCTTGTCCGCTTTTTCTTTATCGGCAAGGTCTTGCATTTTTTGACGAGTAATAGGATTAGACCAAACTGCCTTGTCATAAGCTTCTTGCAAAGATAACCCAGAATTGATAAATGGAACTATATCGTCTGCTACTTCATCAAAAAGATCATGTTCGGAAGCGAAAGCATCGACTTCCTTTGTTATCTCGGCCTGTCGTTCCTGTTGGGAAGCTTCATGACTTTGGCTTAGATAACCTTTTAACTGATTAACTTCTTTCTGTAAATTCTGGACTTCAGGTGTGACCTTCGTTCCGTCCAATTTAATTCCGTATGCATTGGCGAGTTTATTTAACCCGTCAATTTTTGTTTGTTCGTCGCCGGTTGAGAGTACGGCATGGGCGTTCATTAAGTATTGAACGGCCTTCCCTTGCTCAAGGTTCTGCGCTTCGAGCAATTTGTTGTACGGTGATATAACATCTCTTAGCGACCTGCCAAGGTCCGCATCTTCCTTTGCTACGTCGATGCCTTCTTTCATTTGCTTTTCGCGTAGTTCGAAGTAATCTTGAACTTCTGGATCTAACTTACTCCAGTGGTCGTGCATTTCCTTTTTCCAAGATTGCGGCGCAGCGCGAACTTCTTCTTTTGTTTCCTCTGTTTCTTCCTTGGTATCTTCTGCCTCCTCATCGGTAACATCGTTCGTTACTTCTTCTGTAGCTTCTTCTACAATTTCTTCTTTAACCTCATCAGAAGGAAAAAGTTCTGATGCCAAACTTTCTTGTGCTGCTTCCATGTTAAAGCTGTCTGCTTCTTCACTCATTACTGTATCCTCTTATATTCAATATCTGCGCCGTTGGTTAATTCTCTTTCTAACATTTCTTTCTTTTGAGAAGGCATCTTCTCGTAAATTTCGTCTACCGTGTTGTCTAATGACTTTTCTATTTTTAACTCCTCTTCTCTTTCGGATCGTTTGTAATTCTTTTTCAATGACGGTTCGTAATCTACACAACCGCTGTTTCTCATGTCTTGCTTTCGTTGTTTGTGAGACGTAATAAGGTTTCCCGTAGTAGGTGATACATAAGCATCCCAAGGAGCGATATCAGGAGACAACATTGTAGGTACAATTTTACGATACGCATTTTTTCCACACTCACACACTTGTGTTGTGTTGTAGTCTTTTAACGGAAGAAATTTGTCAAATCGATGACCTTGTGTACATTCATATACATAAATTGGCATAGTTAAGAAGCCTTTTTATTCTGTAATTCAATACGAGATACCGCTTTATCGATTAGTGATTGCATTTTGGTTTCTCTCTTTTCCATTACCTTTTCTATATCTGCAATAATTTTAGATTTACCAATTTCACTTTTCTGTTTTGCAAGTTCTTCCTTGTGTTTTAAACTTAATTCATCCATTTGTTTCTTGAAGTCTTGCTGTTGTTTATCGAATTCAAGTTTCTGCTTTTCTTTCTCAAGCTGTTCTTGTTCTGCTTTTATTTTCTGTTGGGCTTTTTGAATCTGCTGCTGCTGCTCCTTCATCTTCTTTTGAAGTTCAGGCGGTATCTGAGGCTTCGGTTCTTGCATTGTCTTTAGCTCGTCTTCGACCTCACGACCGAATCGGAACCGTTTCGTTACTGCAAGGATGATGGATTTCTTTGCAGCGAAAGGTATTGACTGGTCGTTAGAGAACCCGGCCATGACCTGACCAAGCGCGTTCATGAACTCCCCGATCATTTGTTTATCTTCGGTGGCTTCTACATCAAGCGTGGAATTGGTTTCGATATCCAGTCGATAGCTTCTGTGGAAGTCGTCTTTTAATATTTCTAAAATCTCGCCCCATGAAGGCATAGAGACGATTTTCATGAGTTTTGGATCTGGATTGAATGGCGGTACTTGCGGCTGTTTTCCGGTTTGTTGCGCCTGTATCATGGCCTGCTGTTGGAGCATTGGGAGTTTTTGTTGGTACTCCGTTTGCATCATCTTGATCTGTGCCTGTGCCTGTTCTTTCTCCTCCGTCAGCGGATTAGGCAACATGGTCGCTTTCTTCCACGTTTCCTCAGAAAACTTCGTGGCGGATATTTCAAGCATGATTTTCATCATATCCAGGGCGTAACGCTGGACTTCTTTCTGAAGACGCTTGAGACGCATCGTGCCCCAAGATTCTTTGATCTTCTGAGCGCCCAAGGTCTCTGACGCTACGCTCTGCCCTCTAACGATGTCTGAAATCCCGGTGATCTCATAAATCACTGACTTACAACTTTGTCTCGCCTTGTAAAGTTCCTGTAGAACAATGATCAGTTTTTCAACCGGGGCGAACCAGATGGCCTTGTCAAGACCTCCATCAACCAAGGAAGAAGTTTTGTCTGTCGGCACAAGAGCATTATCGGCCTCTTTGAAGAGATTCTCTAAATCATCTCCTAATGTTCCGTCATAAATCCCTCTGGCCTTGATCGCTTCGACAATCTTATTGATCCGACCCTGAATACGATTTAATTCTTCAGCTTGGTTCTCATACAAGGTGTAAAGGGCTGTCGGGACTAGATTGGAGGGTTTTTTGACAAATTGAAGCGGTTTAGGACAGTTGAAAAATCCACTCAAGCCTAATGGATCCTCGTCTTCACGTAAATACCCGTCTACATACTGAGGGCTGACGTACTTAACACTACGGGATTTCTTGTCCCATATTTGGTAAACAAGGGCGGTCTTCCTCTTTCCCTTATTCTCATTGGATTCTGTTTTTTCTTCGTCCTCGCCTTCAGTGAAGTTAAGCTCTTTTGACTTCGCTTTGAAAAGCCTTTTCGCCTCGCCTTCGTCAAGGTGTTCCTCGTAAGCTATCCAGGGGACTTTTGACCACTTCTTCGCGTAACCGTAGTAAACCCGGCTCCAGTCCTTCGCATCAGGACACACCGTTTCCCAAGACACGTCGTCATCAGACTCGTATTTAATGGATAGATTTCCACGACCCGGAAGGAGACCATCCAGGGCCACGTCAGTCAAGGAATCAGTGAAGTTGTCGTACTCATCGATATCCGTGTCTACAAGATACTCTAACATCCTCTGACCGGCCTCTGAGACAACTTTCCCTATTGGGTCATCATCTTTAAAACGACGGGAGATAACGGGTTTTGGAGGCTGAGAGAAAAGGGCAGGGAGAAGGGTTTCGGTATTGGAGTAAAGGACATTAAACGGGGTGTTTTCCCCTTCGTAGATTTTTAATATTTTCTTCCCTTTGTCTCGAAACTCTTTATCTCTTTTCTGTGCGTCCTTGATCTCAGCTAACCAGTTCAGGATTTCATCCATATTCTCTTTCTCGTCGTTTCTTGTTGAAATGGGCCTTTCTTAAATCACCGAAACTCACGTTTACAATGTTCCCGGCAACGAATTTTTCTTCAGGCGACATGACGACTTGATCGGCTTTCGATTGTCTCCACGTCAACGACAGATATCGAAAGGCGTCTGCGTAATGTGAAGACCAGTCGTGAACAGGTTCATTTGAGAAAATCTTCTTCTCTTCGTCGTATTTTCTTCGGTAGGCTTTTAATGATTCAGTGGCTTCTTCTACTGAAGCGTCGAAAACACACCGTTTGAAGGTTTTGCGAGCCGCGTCGATACCGTCCTTTTTCGAGACATTAGGAACCCGTGCGAATGTGCCGATATCGTAATTATGCGCGTCAATCATTTGGTCCCGTAAATCGACAAATTGCTGTCTAATCGTCTTCCCGCCCATGCCTTGCTTTTTAGCAAAAGCGTCATGAGGCAGCCAGTTGACACCCATTCTCCAACCAAGGTTCTTTTTGGGTAAAAGCACGCCTTCAGCGAAATAATCAGGGTCTTTGAAATTAATCGCAAAACAGTCAATTATTCTGACTTCTTCTTTGATGACTTGATAGAACCAGATCGCCGTATCATCATCAAATCCCAAATCCCAGGCCGAATGAACCGGATATCCCGGTGTGTGGGGGACGGACTTGATCCGACCCTCAGAAGAGACCTTCGCCATGCTCTCAGCCCAAATAGCCCCAGGAAGGGCGGCATCGAAGGAACAAAAGTATTCTTGTAACCAAAGGGACGTTCCGTAGGTTTCGTCGTGTTCAGCGATTAACTCATCAAGCTCTTCTTTTAACTGTTCTTGAGTAAAAAGATGGGTCTTGTCATTGGTTAAGATCTGGGAAAACCAAGAATCTGACTCCTGAGCCATGTTCATCAGTTTGTAAAAGTGGTTCTTTCCCCTCGGGGTGGAGTTGAATATCGCCCAACCCCCGTTTTCCAACATAATAGGCCTTAAAAAACCCCAACTAGAGGGGTTTGAGAGGGCGTATTCTGAAAAGGTCAATCCTATTGGGGGTGAGCCCACTAAAGCGTTATAATTGTCACTCCCCATTAACTGCCAGGTTGATCCGTTTAAAAACTCTATCTTCATCTCCTGAGAGAGGGTCTTGGACCGAATTTCCTGCGGAAAGGCTTCGTCTATCCTTTTCAAACCCGTATGAGGGTTGATCGCGTCCCAAATAGCCTTGCGACACTGGTTGTACTCGGGCAACATATACCAGTAATTACCCTTCCTTTTAAACGCACTAAGAGCGTTCCAATGGAGCATGGTGTCATCTTTACCGTGTCTCCGCGGCCAAGCGACCGATGCTCTCTTTCCCCCTGTCACAAGATGGTTCCAAAGAGGAACTTGGTAGGGTCTGGGTTTCCAGTTATTCGGGAGTGATATGTTCAAAATCGTCTAAATGGTCGGTTGCGTTCAGTGGTTCCAATCTGACCTATCTGGTAGTGAAGGTCTACTTGAAAGAGAAAACAATCATATCCAAAGGTATCGGCTGCATCAGCCGGATCGCGGTAAATCCGTCCTAAAATCAACATGTCCGGCTCTATGGTTTCGGTGAGTGCCATGTCATCAGGAGTGATGTCGTGGTCGTATTGAGATCCCATTGCTATCGTTGTCGATAGAGTTGTCGGAGCAGGAAAGGCTTCATTCCCGTATCCGTTACAAATCGAGTAGTCTAAGTACCACTTTACATTCGCTGAATCGGCTGTATAGGTTCCTGAGTCTATATTATGCCCACAGTGGATGTGGAAGGTCGGGAAAGTCTCAGGCTTGATATCGTGGAGGATGTGGACGGTAAAGTACCCCTGTTCAACAGTAACCCCAGTCCCGGCGAAGGCGTTTTGTTCTAACCCTCCCCGAAAGTCTTCAAGGTCAGGAGATGAGACATTCTTCCCAAGTGCGAGACCGGGAACGAGATAGTCGTTATATAAGTCTCCGGTAATATAGACATTCGGAGTGTAAATTGGCCCTACAAAATTTGTCATATCATTTCTTGAAAGTTATCCACAATTTGAGGTGAAATATGGGTATATATCCCCGTGATATTCGGCATTTTCGCCTGTAAGTTATTGATATTTCCACTATGGACAAAAAATGTACAGTTCATTTTAGACCTTAATTATTGTGTGATATGTGATTTTAGGTTAGTTGTGTGTGGGCTATATACACATACATACACACCCCCACCTGCCGCTTGATACCCCCCTACAAGCCCTCTGAGGAGCTAACTATGCTTCTGAGGGGTAGGTGTAGGGGTAGAGTGAGATCGTGGCTGTACGGGGCTTACAGTGTTCCAGGACGTGTACCAGACATCTTGCAGGCGTTTGCCGCATGTTACGCACACCATGTCGGTCTGCCTAATCGTTCTCATACGTCTCACCCTTCACCTCGATAGCCTTGTCATTGATGATGATATTGACGCTAACTCCTTGTTTATTATCATTATCTGTGTAGCCGTGCTTGGATAGCATGAGCTTGACAACGTTGGAGTTGAGTCCAGATGTTAGACCACCATTGACGAGTTTAGTCTCCTGTGAGGTTAGTAAGCACTTACACATGTACGAAAACTCTTTCTTATCTTCTTCATTCAGCCATTGATTAACAGTATCCCTAGCCAAATTAAGGTATTGGGCTAAACCTGAAATAGTAGGGACTACTTGTTCATTATCCTGGTAGGTATCCATATATTCCATAGTCTTAGTTAATATGGCTTTATTGTACTTGGTGGGTCGTCCGCCGGGGTGTTTCTTTAGTGATTGTCCCATATGTCACCAATTTGTATCTAAGTGTTTGTTTTTAGATTTAAACTCTTTTATCGAGTTGGTTACATCATCAATAAGTTGTTTATTTTGCCCTGGTATGGCGTGAGTGCCTATCTTTCCGCAATGACATTTATGGATAGGTAATACAGTGATTGTATATTCTTCTGTACCATTCATATAGTGTTTATCACAGACATATTTCATTTCAATATCCTTTCTTGCCGGGTTTTGGAGGTTGTTTCTTCTTGTCTTTACAGCCCATTACTTCACCTTATCCAGTCTATAAAATCTTTTCATTGGGATTATTACTAGTGAGTTGCTATTGTTTAATTAACTACAGGAGACAACCAGGGGTAAATATTATGAATATCGAATCTCAAGAACTGCAACGCGACGAGTTATGGCAAACCAAGGAACGCGGCACTAATGAGCAAGAATATGATATATACCGTTCTTGCGCTGAATCCTTGGGATGGGATGTTAAATCCTATGATGAATGGCTTAATTCTTAACCTATCCGCTGTAGCGCCTTACGGGGCGTTATAGGGAGACAGTTAACCACCACTAAGAGGAATTATGTTATGGGATTATATGTTGATAATAAACTTGTTACGATTTTCCGTGTTGCCCCAAAAGAGTCCACTTTACCTGGGTACGTTCAACTAATTTGTGGCGAGCATCAGGCTACACACGGTTACACCTTGCCTGTTTGGTGGGTAAACGAAGAAAACCCGCCGAATATTAAAACATCTGGCCACACCTTTTCCCATTCTGGTTATTTGTTTTAATCATTACATAGGAGAACTGATAATGCCTAACTTAAAATGGCGAGTACACACTCCGAATTTATTAAATGAAATACTGGTGAACAATGAATTAGCAATACTAGAAAAACCACTTAATATATTCGGCAAGTTGCTGGCCGCTGTTGGTGATCGCGCGGCCAAACTAAATGACCCTGAACTTAATGAGCTAATGATACGTTTAGCTATTTATAGTGTCGCTGATCCAGAGAGTCCCGATTACGATGAAAAAATTGTTCACCAATATTTATATAACCATACAAACATATAGAGGGTTTTAGTTATGACAATCTGGATCAATAAGCCACGAAAGGACGGTAAGTTTCCTATTATTTACGGGTTCGACAGTGGCAAACGTAACAAATCATTAGTGCCGAATAAGGAATTTCCCACTATTCAATCGCTGCTTGATAAATACCATGATGCGACTGTAATTAATCAATCTGGCGTATCCATCCCTAATCTTAATTAATCTATTAACCTATGGAGGGTTATAAAATGAACCGTATTACTGACAAAATGCTTCAAATTCGCGTTGATTATTTGAATAAAATCACTGGATCCCCTGCTGAATACTTTATTGAAGCTGGGAATACTGCTACCGGCCATTTTTTAATCGATTCCGCTTATGGCGGTGTTGCATTAGAGCGCGTTACCAACACTACTGGCGGGGTCACTGATGTTTTTGATTCAGGCCATATGCCTAAGCGTGAGCTTTTCGAACGTCTCTGTGCTTTTATTGAAGGTTATGAGTTAGCCAATAACCCGGATAGATACTAATGTATAGGCTTATTATCTCTAATGTCTTCGTGAAAGATTTTAAATCGATCTCAGACGCTACTCACTGGGCCTTGGATAAGGGTTACGAGTCTTATTCTGTCCTTGAGAATGGGTCTGAGGTTTTCTCAATAGAACATTTAACTGTTAAGAGGTGTTAATTATGGGTTGCTTTAGCTTTATGTGCGAAGAATGCGGAAAACCTGTTTTGTCGAATAGTTTTCGCGGCCAATCAGTCAAATTATACCTACTCAAGGATTCTAAAGTTATTGAATCGATGGAGGGAGAATACAACTCTTATGGTGCAGTCTTTACCGAAGACCATAATGATAGTATTGATTGGGCAACCCCTTGGGATAATGTTTGCGATCTAATGTTCGATTCTGATAAATCAAATGGTATTGCCGCCGTACATTCCAAGTGCTTTTGTGGTGTCATTCCTACCTTTCGATCAGATGATGACCCTAATCAAGGATGGGGCGAAGATGGCGAATTATTCGGTAATTATGATAAAGATTTACAATTATGACTAAACGCGAAGCCCTTATACTTTGGAAGGAGTCTAGTCGTCCTTGGTCTTCATTTGTCATTGACCTATATCTTGCTAAATGGATTACAACCGATCAATTAACCAGTTGGAGGTAATATGATCGCCTATAAATTAATGAATCAAGATTTTACAACCCATAACGGCTTTAAATGGGAAATCGGGAAAAAGGAAACTATCGATATTCCTGGCGCAGAACTTTGTTCTAATCAGGTTTTTCACGCATACAAATCCCCTGAACTGGCAGTTTTATTTAATCCTATCCATGCATATTATCGTGATCCGATACTTATTAAAATTGAGTGCGACATCGTTGCTGATGACGGGTTAAAAATAGGGAGTAAGTGGCAGAAACCTATCGAGTTAATACCCTTACCGGAAATCACGGCCAGAGAGCGGACCGTTTTCGCGATACTTTGCGCTAAATCCATATCCCATCTATTAGATGCGCCTATCGAACAATGGGATGATTGGGCAAACTCTTACTTAAACGATAGTAATAGCCCTGATGCTCGTGCTGCTGATGCTGCTGCTAATGCTGCTGCTTATGCTAATGCTGCTTATGCTGCTGCTAATGCTGCTTATGCTGCTCGTGCTGCTTATGCTGCTGCTAATGCTGCTTATGCTGCTCGTGCTGCTGTTGCTGCTTATGCTGCTGCTGCTGTTTCTATACCAGACTTTGATGCTCTGTATAAAAGCGTATCTAACTATATTAGGAGGTAATTATGCTAGAAGATTTTATTTATTTTTTTATGATGATAATTTGCGGTTTAACTATAATCACAGCACTAACACATGTCTGGATTATGATCTTTAATACCTGCACATAATTGGAGGTAATATGTATTACAACACACAACTTGACACTTCTCTTTACCATGCCTCTTACGCCGCTAGACACGCTCATATCTGGGGAGTGTATGCGGCTGCACGGTATTGTCTTAAACGTGGGGTATCGGCTGAATTACTGATAAAGGCGATTCGTTATGTCAAATCTCACTGAACTACAGGCCATTATACAAGATATTGAAGACTGTGGGTCTAATCATAAAGAAGCTATTCAGATTATTGCGGAGTGTTTTGATCCGCCTAAGTCAACCTATACAGTCTATGGATGGCTTACCAAAAATAAGCCCGATATTAACAATGACCTTTTAGAGTTAATTAAATACAAAATAGGAGATAAAGAATGAAAATCTTTACTTTATTAATGTTATTACCAAACGCTTGCTTTGCTTGGTCAGATAAAGACACTAACCGCGAGGTTGCATGGCAGATTATAAATTTTATCGACTACCGCCAAACGGTTAATTTATCAAAACGGCAAAACGAGGATTTTTATGAGCAAAACCCGTTACTTGGATCAAATCCTTCTCGCGGAGATGTAGATAAATATTTTGCTCTTGCCGCATTGGGGCATTTAGGTATCTCTTATGCATTACCGATTAAATATAGGCTCCCTTGGCAATGGGGATCAATTGGGGTTAGTACCATGATAGTCTACAACAATCATAGAATAGGCTTAAGAGTAAACTTTACGTATTAGAAAAGGTTTTAAGCTGTGTTAGAACGGCTTCGGCATTAGATACGACCTGCTCGCGCTTATCTAAACTGGCTTCACGCTTCTGGTGTGCCTGATTAGCAGCGTCTAATTGAGATTGGATTTTCTGTTGCTGGGCTCGAACTGTCTCTGCGGCTTTCTCCCGTTGAACGGCTGATTTATTGGCCTGTTCGGCGTCTAACAGGAGGGTATTACACGCTTCATTAGTTTGGGCTATCAGTGTATCGGCTTGTTCTTTCGCCTCTCTAATGGTCTTAGACGCTTCCTGGGAGCCACCCTCGTATAACTCAACTGCTTTATCATGTTTGATCTGAGCATCGGTCAGTAGTCTTTCAACTTCCTCGGCCTTTGCTAATGTCTCGATAGTCTTGTTCGCCTTATCCGTATACTCTTTAATGGCTTTAAGATGGTTATCAAAAGCCTTGGGGTCTTTCATGACCTCAATTAAAGATAAAAGCGTATCGACAGGTTGAGGATAATCAACCTTGATAAAATTACTTGATTTTGGCCCTATCATTAACTTGTCCCGTCATATGCTGCTACTTTCTGACCGCCAACCACCCCGAAAAACTCAGGTGTATCGGCCTGCACTTGAACACCTTTCGCGGCCGCTGTCGGATTATCTCCGAAAGACAAGAACGCTTCGGCATCACATGTGATCCTGACCAATACCGTATTATCTGAAAAAGCCGCTGATTGACTTGAAGTGGCAAAGCTTACATTCGCCTGCTCTACCGTACTTGTTCCGTCCTCTAAGCCAGCTTGGATACTTTTATTGCCTTGCGCGCCCGCTAGAAAACGATATTCCTTGATATACATTGTAGCCATTATCTTAACCCTAATCTATTTACGTTTATTATAAATCCACGAAACTTCTTACCTTCTGCGCTTTCAACTGCCAAAGGAGCAGACGTAAAAGTATTGTAATTTTTCACTATTACCTGTCCTGTAGGTCCGGCGTTCTTTGAGTTCCAATGAATAATCATGATCTTGTCTTGAAGGTTACAAAACGATCTGCCGCACCTGCTGATGAGAATTTCCACGTGATCACATCACCATTCGTATCTGCTGCCGCAGCATCAAATTGATAGATGCCCGATCCTACTTCAGCGATAACACCCGTTACACCTGCGAATGCCGCGCCATCAATTGATCTCTGCCCCGTCACTGTTAATCCTGTTTCAGGTGTGGCGAAATCTGTTGAATCCACCATTAAAAATTCGAAGTTCGAGAATGTTGCGTTTTTCGTGATCCCTAAAGAAACTGTATCAGCCAATATCGCAGCTAATTGCGTTGAATTAGAATCAATCTCTGTCCTTATCTCTACGGCTGTTGGGGCTGTTCCGGCAGCGTCAGGGACAACAGTATTGGCCCCGTAATCCGTTAAAGCAGTATCGATCTCGGCGTTGATCGCGGCTAAAGAAATTGTATCCGGTATTTTTGTATCATTTAGACTATTAGTGTCTACTAATATAGCGTTAATATCCGCCCCATTATCATTGGCTGTCTGGGCTGTGCCTGATACGTACGTTACGTCTACTTCCGGCACACCGGCTGTAGTTGGGGTGGCGGCGGCAGTTCCTAGCCATTGGATCACGTCTACAGTAAGCGTGTCTGTGCCCAATATCACGGAATCAAAAACGTTAGCAGGCACAACCATATAATCCCTATGGCTGGGCAAGGCTCCGGTAGGATGGCAATCTACTTCTAGATTACCAAGTGTGTTCGTGTCTGTTGCGTCAAGGACGGCGTAATACCGCCCGTTTGCGATATGTGTAGCGCCGCCTGAGTTTTTATTCGCTTCAGTAGTTGCCCCATGCTTAGTTAGCTTAATGTCCGTATTGGCAATAGTTAAACCAGTCTCCTGGGTATTTCCGTCCGTAGAATCAACGAATGGGCCAAGCTTTATCTCTTGACTGGCTGTTGATTGACGTAACCACATCTACCAAACCCAATCCATTAAGTCTGTGCGTCGGTCGGCTGTTGCGACAGCGATATTGTCTAGGCCATCCTGCATTTGAGTAAACCGATCCCTGACTGTCGTAATAGCGGTAACAATTGCTTGCTCTTCTGCGTTGGTGTTTTCTTGGGCGCGGGCATTGTTGTCTGTTTCGTTTACCAGACCGACTGCCCCGCCTATTGTAATTGAATCGGCAGAGACAGCCGTTATTTCAGTGGTTTGATTGTTTCCAGCATTGGTGAAGTTAGTTAACTGAACATCTCGGCCAACCCGGTAATTAGCGAATAAGTTTGCCCCTGTAAGACAAGATACCGTGGTTCCTGCGGCGTTTACTGTTAATGTAGCCTGCCCGGTGTCCGCTACATTGTACAAGGTACGACTAAAGGCCAGGACAGTACCCCCGTCTTGTGCGTCGGTTAACTTAACAGCATAATCAGCAGCGGCGTCTATCGCGTCGATGACTGCGTTGCAATGTTCTTTCAATCCTTCTTCTACTACTGATATTCGTAGGTTGTCCTTATTTGCCATTATGATATTCCTTGATTTCTTAAATGATTCATGACTACAGGGATTGATATTCCCCCTGCTGATGCTTGATAGGTCATATAAACTGAATACCAAAACGCAGAAAAAGACCCTCCGTCAGAGGGCCATGTAGAGGGCCATGCTGTCGCTTCATTATTGCTAACAGCCGTACTGTTATAGCGCCCTTCTGCGGTTTGAAAGTCCCCTGCGTCACCACTACTGCTTGAATAGTACCAAGTCGGGGCTGCGTCGTTTGATTTAAACCCTATCCACGTTACCGCGCCATTCGTTAATGCAGGATTAGGACCTGGATGGGTGGTTGTGTACCACGCGGCACCGGACACCGTAACCGTTCCGCCATCCCAGATTAAGGTTGCCCCATCTGGACCTGTGCTAAGGCTGCCCCCTTGGTATACAGCTAGTCTTAGGTCTGTTGACCCAGATAAGTACATGCTTATACTGACAAGTTCTTGTCCTGAACCGCCATTAAATGTACCTCCCATAGCACGACACTGGTTCGCAGTATTGGTGGTTCCGAGTATTGAGGTTTGTCCGAATGTCGCCATAATAAGTACCCCAGCGCCCAAGCTTTTAGTCAGGAAGGAGTCTAGTGTTTTAATGGGGCTGAGGTGAAAAGGGAAGCCGGGCCCACCCTTTCGGATGGTGCTTGTTATATCAAGTGCTTATCCCGGCATAATAAGGTCCACCGTACTACAGAGGAGGTCAGCTTTTAAGGCTAGACTACGCCTCTACGGTGGAGTATTTGATATTAACCATAGGTTTCTCACGCTAGGCGTACTATGTAACGGGACTCAGTACCGCAATATCAAATCTCCTGTTAGGGTAGGAGAAACACCACTTCAAGTGCCCTAATGCGGGCTTTTGAGTTAGTTCCCCGTATACCATCGGGGTCAGGCTTGATGTTGACCGGGCATGACGAACAGCACCTCCTCGTCAACATCAAATTCTTTAATAAAAAAGCCGGATTACTGAGTAACAGGAAACAATCGATAACCTACTCACCGGCTAACCTCATGGGGGAGGAATATGCAATTCTACAGAGAGAATAGCCTACCATTACCCCTGTTTCAAGTTTTGTAGCCATTTTTTTTCAATATTTTCCTAGCTGCTCGACGGGCTTTGAATATCCGCTGACTGGCTAAATTCTCACTGATTCCGTGGTGTTTAGCAAAATCCCTATACTCCCATTGATCTTCGTATTTTCGTATTAGAATATTATAATATAACCCGTGTATTTCTGAGAGTATACGGTCCACCTTTGCATAATATTTATGTCCGCCATAATTAGGGCTTATAGGACTTACTTTTTGTGTTTCACGTGGAACATTTGTTGAATTGATTCTCATTTTCAATTCCCGCCATTCTTGTTCCGCTAATTCCTTGAGGTTTCGCTTATCGACCCCTCTTTTTATTAAGTCCTCTCTTATTTTTAATATTCGTCTTAGGTCGCACTTGTCCGTTCTTACCCTCTCCAGGGCGTTGTAGCCCTCTAGTGGGGACTTTCTCTTGGAGCTAAGTCCATCGACTCCCCATTGCCTCCAGACGCCCCAGGGCTCTAGTATTCGCTCTAATGGGTCATTAGATTTCTTGTCGTTTGAAAGATGGGTTGATTGTTCTCGGATATTCATCGACTATACCTCAGCAAACTTCTAAATTCGGCCAAAATTCTTTCCTGATCATAATTGAGTGCCTCACATTCGTTAGCTGTAGCTCGGATTTTCTTTTGCATATTCCTAAGTCCGACCTTATGAGCATTATCCCATACTCGTGTTTTTCGCTCATCCAATATATCGATTTCAATATTATATCTTTCTTGTTCAATGTACTCCATTAATCCATTTTTTATCGCCTCAAAAGACCCCCTTTCCGTCACTAAATTACCGTGAATACCATTGATGATATCTTTTACAAAAAAGTCTACATTCATTATTCCTCCCAATCCTCTACTGTATTCCTCATTACCTGTGAGTATTTACTCAGGTTTGAAGGTATTGAAACACCCACTTGATATTCATCTTTGTGTTCCTTTCTCCTTCTAAGCACCTCTAAATAGAACTGATCTACATTTATAGAGCTATCATAAGTCCCAATATAGAATGCTGAGGGTTTCGAGGTGAAGTTTCCCAGCTTATCTATATAAGCTTTCACTAAACAACTGTTGCCCCATATGTTTTTATAGTAAAACTCATTTGATTTCTTTTCTAACTCATTTCCGCTCATCCCACTTCCTTAGAAATTCCTTCCTATTACTGAAGTCTTTTAGCGTTGCTGGACGGGAAGCCCATAGTTGAACGTCTTTGTCGTCTACCTCAATGGTTCGGGTAGGCTCCCATATTCTTGTAGGTAGTTCAGGTTTCATTTTTATTCCTTTTCCTTAACCTAGTATTTATCGAATCCATATTTGGCAATCAATAATGCCTCTGCCCTATTATGATCTTTCTTCCTGCCGAGAGGCGCATTTGGAAATAACTCTATAGCCTTTGCCCTACAAACCTCTTTATCTTTTCCGAGACCGTAATATTTTTTCCATGTTTTCGGCGTTACGTATTCGACTGGGATACCTAGTATTGCACAAACACTTCTAATACAGCCCCTCGAATCACCTTGAGAATGCGCTACTACTGTACTTCCTGGCATTGCATGTGTCTTTTCTAAAAAGACTACCTCAACACCGCTATCTTCTAATATGTCCCTTATACCTAATGGGTTAATCTGATTTCTTTTGCCTTTTTTGTCCGCTGCCATCGAAGGAATATCTTCTACAGTATACGTAGTTCCGCTACCAGACAATATCGCTATTGCACCAGTCACCCCAGGATCAATTCCAGCTATCATCATTTATCACTACCTCCCATAATCCTTTCTCCTTAAATTTTTCCTGTGTTCTTTCGTGAGCGACTTGGTAGTAATGCTCTCTTTCTTCTTCCGGGGCAGACATAGAATCAAACCACATATTACACCCTGAACACCCATAGAAGCTGTGCTCGTCGCTGGCCTTTATCCCCCAACCCTTGCCATGCACCTGCTTATTACTATGGCACAGTACCGTGGTTTCCGGGTTATAGTTACAGTTAGGGCCATTCATCAGACAGTCTTCGCCTTTGGCCGATTGCCGGGCTTTCTTTGATCGGGTGTATTTGAACTTTTGTAGACTCATATTTATCTATTATACCCTGAATGTATTCTATGTCTCTCTTTATCCATTCGACTTGTTGTATTTTTCTATCGAGGATAGTCTTTAAATCCTCTACAACTTCAGGAGATAGGTTCTTTGCTATGAGTGCGTTCCATGTGTCCATTATTCTTTTTTCTGCCCCCAGTCTGTTAACAGTGCCCATATTACAATAACTATCCATAAGCCGCTTACTGGAAATCCTTTCCATTCTAAGAAAACTGTTCCTATTACCAAAGCAGCAAAGGCTATACCCTCTCCTATACCCATATCACTCCACCTCGTTAGCGCCACTGGCGGCTATTAATACCACAAAGATTCAGCCATTTGTTTCATGTCTTGTTTTAACGACTCAGCCGCCTCTTCTTCCGTTGCTCCTTTACCAGACACATAATTATCATGGAATTCTGGATGAAAAGGATTGTAGTCACACCTTTTAAACCCTTCTTCATCCAAATTAGTTGATCCAAAGACAGCAATCCCCATTCTCATTTCGTAACCATCATCGGTCTTTTCTACATGGCACGGAGTCGTCCCGGCCACACCTATATTCTCGCATATAAACGCGGTAACCATTAGCCTATCTCCTTAATTCTTTTCCATCCGTTAGGCGTAACTTCATATTTTGTCCCGTCCTGCATAGTCTTTACTTCGCCCAGATCATTTAGCTCAATACTTACAGGTTGTTTCGCCGCATTAGCTATTTTTTTCATGTCTTTCTGAAAATTGCTCTTTGCACGTATTCCATTATTCCTCCCTATTTGAATATCTCTCTTCGTCGAGCAACTTCTTTTAATTGATCTTCATAAGCTTTCCATCCCTTTGCAACAGCGGCAATTAATTCTTCACGCGATAGCTTTTCTAATGGAATCCCGAATAATGTTGCTCCATCGGCCAACTCAAGCCCTTCCCGTATAAATTTCTTAGGTAATTTATCCATCACCCCTCCCTATATTCAATAATCATATCATTCTCCTATTCCACTAACTGCACTGGCGGCTATTACTTCATGTTCAAGATATCGCATTTCCTGTTCTGCCTGGGCAAACATTAGTCTTACATTGTCGAAGTCTTTTCTGTCTGCGTAGACTATGGCCTCCCTTATGTGGTGAACTAGTCCTCTACGTTTGGTTTGGATGTCTTCAATTGAGTGCTTCACATCTGTTCCTTATAGTTTAGGAAAATAATCACTAATGCGCCTACCAGGCATACCCAGAAGGCTTTAGATAATTGAGGGTTATGCATTATGGGTTTGCGTTTTCTCATGACCCTCTAAGCTCCCATCTAAAGAGTTTACCCAGCCCTTGCGATCGTTTGTTCATGATCTCAAGGGCGCTCTTGTAACATGCCTGATGGTCTACTCCACTACAAGAATAGACTGTCTTCCAGTGAAAGAACCTTCTTCTGACCTCCCATGTTACTTTCATTTTAAGCAACTCTTTTTTACCATTTCATTAATGGTTTGCTCAACCATATCGCCATAAAACAACCAATATGAAAAGGTTTTTGCTATCCAATACATGCCATACATCGCTGCACATACAGTAAATATACCTATTACCCATAATGCTATCATTTGATACGTCTTCATGTTCCACCTTGCATACGGTTCTTGTTTAACGATCTCCAATCTTCCCATCTACGCTCTGCTGAATCTCTTCTCATAGCAAGCTTTTTCCATTCCAGCCATGCTTCCTGCATTTTATCCCATGCCTGTTTTGACTTTTCATGTGTTTCTGCTACAGATTTCCTGAGGTCCATTGCCCCTTCTTCTGTCTGGATAATCGCCGCTTTGGTTTCCTTATAGGCTTGCTCAAGGTCTTTACATTGGCGCTCAAGAATAACTACTTCCTGATCGCTCTCAGATAAGAAGTTTAGCGCATTTTCAGCTTGTTTTCTTTCTTTATCCATTATTTCCAGCCCCATATATAATAATCTGTTTGCTTTATTCTTTCGCCATAGAATATAGATACACAACATGGAAAAGGATAACTTGAATCAGCACCTTTAAACTTTAATCTTTTATCTAGCATCCTAACTTCTGCCGCTACACCGTCTATGCAATTTTTGAACCAATCTGCTGTCGGATCGAATCTTGTCAAAGTTACTACCATTTTACTATGTCCATTCATAATATCTGCTGAAACCATGCATTTATCAATATTCCCTCTTGAATAAGGCGGATTCATCCAATAATTATCGTAAAGATGCACATCAGTGCAGATAACGAAATCCTCTATATCTGACGAATAAGCTGATGTTTTAGCATTCTCTTTATTAGCACAGAGATCAAAGTCAAAACTAAACTCATTATCGAGGACTTGATATAAATCATCTTGTGTTTCCCATTCGTCGTTCATAAGACTTCCTTAATATATGTCCATTTGTTTGTTATTATCGGATTCCAAAATAATCCTAAGCACTTATAACAAGTAGATTCGTATATATTCTTCGGTCTGGGGCCAGAAGATAACCTTTGCGGGAAATGCTTGTTATCCATTGGGACCTGACACTTGCTGCATATTTTATGTTGGGCTGACATTCAACCCGAGCTTCCTGATAACTTCTTCGGCTTGTTCTTGTTTTTCAAAGGTGAGTTCTGGATTTTCCGTTCCCATAACATAACTAGTTTTCCAGCGCTTTTTTGCAGTCAGATAATAGATAGCCCAATTCCCATCCCCAAACATATTATCCGGATCATTCTTATATTGCAGGATAAGTTGGTTTCGTTTGTTCATGTCTCTGGCGGTTTCGGCGAGTTCTTTGGTTGGCCATTCATTGCCAGCTAGCCTCCATTCTTCATCGCTAAATTCTGCTTGCAGCGCATCACCAACTCCGCCAGATATCCAAGGATCTTCGTATTCTTTAGGCTCCCATTTGATGAGGGATTTTAGTCTATCAATAATGTCTTCTGGAACTGCTTTGTATTTGTGGACGTTATTCGCATTGGCACAACTCTCTATATCTTTGAGAATCGCCTCTATATCCGCTTTATCTTGTTTATCCATACCTTATTCTCCTATACCCTTTCTTACTTGTCTAATAAAGGGCGCTAACGCCCGGAGTGTGGTTAGTCGGAGTTCTCCTATTCGGACTACTGATGTTCTGATAGTCGGTCATTTGGATATTCACCTTTCTTAAGTCGGGTATTAAAAGTTACTCCGGCTGAGTTCACCGAAATACTCCTCTGCATGAATTGGCATCGAACCAATAACACACGGTTCCAAAAACCGTTGCTCTACCTATTGAGCTATCAATAATTGCAACGATACACCCGGACGTACCTACTGTTTAAGGGACAGTGCAACCCTTCCACTCCGCCTGCGTTAGCGCTTGAACCTAGTCTACATAGGGGTCTTTATATTCCCCTTCTGATGTATAACTTACATCAGTTGTCCAGTTCGCTTGCTGGATTGCCGCATCAACCAACCGTAGCTGCTTAGCGTGCCAGTCATAACAGTGCGTGAATTGCTGGAATGAGATTTTTGAGACCTCCGCAATCATGTCGTTAAACCCATCCTGACATTGGCCGCGTCCTGTTTTTGTTTCAAACATTGCCTTGTTATCAATGGCCTTCAGACGATCAACCTTTGCCTGTAATTCTTTTCGTAAAAGTAACGCCTCTGCTAATTTCATAATTATCCCTCCTGATTGAATATAAATATTAAAGCCTTGTTGTTTACTTGTCTAATAGAATGTTTTTATGTTTTGCATAAGATTTATTTTACCAGTCTTAGTCTTGCCCCTTCTTCTGCATTACACTCTACACAGAATGGAATCTTTGGCCCCATTGTCGGTTTTCCACATCTACATATTCTTTCTTCTGGCTTCTGCGCCATTTCAGTTAGGTTCGGCACATCATCTTCCCATCCATATCCGTTTAGATATGTTAATGCTTGCCTGTTTTGATAAATCGTTTCACCTTTTCTGGCAAGTTTACCACTATATTCAAGATATGCTTTTATGCCAAGCCGATCTGCCAATGATTTTCTGTGTCTTTTTTGAGCGAGCAATTCAAAAATAATCTTCTCCCTTAACTCTTTGCTTGGGCTCATTCTTAATATTTTCGCTAATGACTTTCCCTTCCCGCCCGGACCGTAATCTGTTTTGATCGGTGTTTCTAAAAAACTACAATAATTAGGCCAAAATACAGTATGATGCCATTCTGTAAGGTCTTCTTTAGTCATTATTCCTCCGAGTTTAATTGATCCAGTTTATCAGCTATTTGCATTATCGATTCTTTCGCTTCTGGCCATAATTCATCCCATTCAAGCCCAACTATAGCGCCGCTCCATAAGTCGCTATCTTTGACACTATTCCACCATAATTTTATCTTATTTTCATCAAGCATCACTCCTCCTCAAAGAATATGGTTAGACCAGGGTCAACATTGCCCACCTCTCTTTTGTTTAATCTATCTGCTTTGGGCCTTGTATCTGCTCAACGGGACGATAACCATTACAACGATCCTTAAAAAATCTAACTGTTTTGTTGCTTTCATCTTCATGGCATATTCCTGTCTCCAAGAAATTGTGCCAAAGATCAAAAAACTTACAATTTTTACAGATTTTGTTATCATCCTGTTTCATAGCATTCCACCTATATAAACCCTCTTTTGTTTAAGACATATCTACTCAAGGGTGGACGATCTCGGTCTGCATGGTTTTCCCGGTGAACAATCCTTTGAAACAGGTTGATTACAATACGCGCATATTTTCGGTCTCCAATCTGTTTCGTCCCAATTTCCTTTTCCATGATTACATTCATTACACAGGATTTGCAAGTTGCTTGGATCTAACGCCAGCTCAGGATGCTTTCTTCTTGGCTTGATGTGATCTACATGAACCTGTCTATTGTCTCCAGGTGTTCTGCCACAACACATACATCTACGCCCATGCAATTTTAGGATTTCATATCTAACCTTTCTCCATGCATAGGACTGTAAAAATTCATCTGAGCATACGGCATCTAATTTGCGCTTTTTCTTTGCGGTTTTCTCAACAGGTATTTTGGTTCCCCAGAGTTTATTAGCGATCTCTAATAATTGAAGATTTTTATTACCTTCTGGTTTGAAAGGTTTTTTATCGATTAATGGGTATGTTGAAAATAACCTTACAATGTCTTTCTTTGATGTATTGTGGGTTATATACCCTAATTTAATTAAGTATCTATTCAATGATACTTGAACTTTATGGATCCTCTTTAAGTAACTTCTACTGTTCTTCATAACTCCTGCCCTTAGATTTTGAGGATGGTTCAGACACAGCTCCCCCTACCCCAATAACGAGGTTAGGGAGCTGCTCCTGCCCTTGAGTTTCTTCGGACGGACAAGACACTGACCATACATTCCATGCCACGCATTGCCTATGGTCTAAGCTCAGGCAGAGGACGCTCGCGTGGTTCCCATTCTAGCGTCTTTAGGATATGAGTCGAATCGTGACGGTGCGGACGTTTATACTCATAAACGCGAAGGACTTGAATTAGTTTACTGGTTGGTCTAGAATCATTTCAAGTGCTCGCAACACTAGGTTAGCAGATCCGTCAAAATTTGCAACTCCCTCCATAGAGTTCAAGCCCTCCCCGTTCCAGGGGAGGCATCCTTACAAGCATTCTCTAAGCACATTTTTGATAGGTCATTTATTTGTTTCCTAGCAAGTTTTTTCATGTTTTCATCTTTTGTTATCAATGCTTCCTCTTGCCAAGCTCTTAATCTGCATACTCGTTTACCAAGTCGCGTAACGCAGGTACATTGCTGTAATATAAATATATTCATTTCTTGGCGGCCTTCTCTTTTACCCAAACATTAAAATGATCAAAAAAACGTGATTCTTGTACCTCTTTTTGGTCACATTTAATACATTCTCTCGTGGGATTAAGTTTCGTATGATCTCCATAATCCCATTTATGAATACCAAATAAACACAATATATTCATATCTTCTCCTAACCCCCGCTCAGGGGGAGCATTATTTGGTCTTCTCTTCGTACCATCTACCTCGTCTACCGCAGGTTCCATATATTAAACTATCAAGCCATGAATCTTCACGATGCATACTACAATATGGCCACCGTATCTTTTCCTCTTTATCTACGCCATAATATTTTGTGTTTTTTAAGTTTTGTAAAGCAAAGCATTTCCAATATCCTGGACTGGCATTTTCAGTGCTTGCATGCTTGCAATTTTTACATAATTTCATATTCTCTCCTTCTCCCTTAGGGGTGTTTTATCAATTTATACCTTTTGATCATTGATATATCTGACTAATTCGTTATGTTTTTCCATTAAATGTCTAATTTGTCCTTGAATAACACTCATTAAAATTACATCTGGACTATCAATTTTTTGCTCTTTACATATCTCAAGAACGGTATCTTTGATTTTGTCTAAATCTTCAAATGTGATTTCTTTCATCATTCCTCCATTATTTCTCCGTCAGGTAATACAATCTCCACTATCGGGGACCCGTCCGCATACTCTTCCGCCTGCTCTTTAGTCTTAAAGACAGGGCAAGCGCCAATCATCCCGTCAGCCCATGATAGATCTATTTCTGTCTCCCCTGTGAAGGTTCCTACAGTGAGCTTATATCTCATTAATTGAACCATATACATTATGCCTTCACTCCTTCTGGCTTCCAGAAACACTCGTCCCAGGTGGTTAGGGTGTTTCTGTTGGGACGTTTGCGGAGATATTGCGGCTCTACTGGGAATGTACGTCCATCAGCCCATTCCGCCCGATATACTAATGAATGAGTTGTTGTCCCGTCTTCCCAATCAACAGTTTCACAATGCAAGTCTTTAATAATTTCACACTCCATCCCGTTATATTGCCTAGATATTTTATAATTCTGTCCTATTGCTACCTCACCGATTTCAAATTTCATGATTCCTCCAATGGGGTCTCGTATATATTGCCTATTACTTCTATAGTGCCAGCAGCGTTGAAATATGAAATACCATTACTTTCTACTTCAACGTAAGGAATTAAATCAAATGCTGGGTAACCGCTATCAAGCTCGCCACCCCAAGCTACTTGGTGATCGCTACATTCGCCATCTACACAGCATTGAACACGATCTCCCTCAAATATCTCCTTACCATTTTTGTCGAGTAGGCCGGTGAATTGCATCCAAATTAAATCTTGATAAACTCCATAAATGTAGCAGCGACCGTTTAAAGTAAGGAGATATGGCCCTAATTTACTGCTATATTCAGGTGGAGGCAGAACCATTTTTCCGCCATCCCATGCTCGAAATTTCAGTTGTCTCATGACTCCAGTTCCTTTAATAAAGTGCGGGCTTTACGAAAATCACCCAGGGTGAGCATTGCCTTATCTCTGCCAAATACTGGGCTGTTATCACCTTGTATGGTGCTTGATGTTGATTTGCATAAATCGTCTTGAGTAAACGGTCTCAAAACCGCTTTACACTTCTCTAGTTTTTGTTCGAGGTCTTCAATTCTTGCAGCATCCTTTAATACGCAATTTGCATATTGTTCTAGCTTGGCTGTCTTTAAATCACTCATGCCACCTCCTCTAAGAGTTCCCGTAGTTCCTGTTCATATTCAAAACGTGTTTCAGCATCATAGCCCTCGCATATGGTCATACGGCCTATGATTGCCTTGATTGTCGCTTCTCTGATTTCTTCTTCTCGTTCTTCCATAATGCTTCTACCTTGTGAAAGGTCTGGTAATCTGTCCTCGGGCTTTGCCCGTTCTTAAACCTTGATATTGTTGGTTGTTTGACTCCGAGCCGGTTAGCGAGTTCGTCCTGCGTCCAGCCCCAATCGAGTAAATCATTTACATATTGTCTGATCATGAGTAGAATATACTTGAATGTATACTTTATTTCAAGTTTTTCCGAGAAATAGTTAAATTGTGGTTGAAACGGTTATTCATTTGTGTATACTGAGAACTGTGGATGGTGGTTGCATTTCAAAGTTGCTAAGGAGGAGAATATGCAGTTACATTATTTTAATGAAGGAATAGCCGACCCTGATGATATCCTGTTAGGAATGGCTAAAATGCAAGGATACGTCCCACAAGGATGTTTACTTGGCGGGCAAGTAGTGATGGCAGAGATTAATGATGGTAAATCACCTTGCGCTGGATGTAATGGCCCTAGAGAAACTTGCGGTGGAAAGCCTAAGATTGATTAGTCTAAGAAGTATCAACAACTGGAGGAAATTATGGGACTAGATACATCACACGATTGTTGGCACGGTGCTTACTCATCTTTTAACAGATGGCGGACAGAATTATGTAAAGTTTCTGGTTACGGGGTTCTTGAAGATTACCATGGATTTGGTGGCGATACACCTTGGCCAAAAGAAGATCCGCTAACTATTCTTCTCTATCACTCTGATTGCGACGGGGAAATTGAATGGAAAGACTGCAATCCAATTGCCGACAGACTTGAAAGATTAATTCCCGCATTGAAAATAGCTGGAAACTGTGGCGGCCATATTGGTAATTATGCAGAAAAAACACAACAATTTATTGATGGATTAAGATTGGCTGCAAGCGAAAAAGAAAATGTGGATTTTCATTAATAGCCTAAGAAGTGTTGACAACATGGAGGCAAAGAGCAATGGGCACTCTGGTTAGCTGCCAGAGTAAAGAGAAGGACGGATGTGAATAGCATGAAAGCTGATCTAGATAGGCTGAATTGTGAGAAGGCGACTGGGAGTACCATCCTTTCCCTGTCTTCCTTGCCCACCTAACGGGAGGAGATATGAAGCATTTAGAAATATGTGAGTATTCAACAGATTCAGATTACTGTATTTGTGAAACTGATGGAATAGCAAACAGAGAAATCTCAGCTGTCTTTGGTAAGGATGATGCACAATACATCGTCAAGGCGTGTAATATGTTTCCTGAGTTAGTGGAAGCATTGGAAGAATTACAAGCAGCCTCACGCAATGCAGCATATGGTTCTTTTCATGGATTTCCTGAATTGCAAAAAGCTTATGATAAATCTAATGAGCTACTCACCAGGGCAAAACAATGACTGACTGGGAAAATAAGGCAAGCATAGCAGTTGGAGCTTGCGAGAATATGGATGAAGTTAGAACCCTTATTGCGGGTTTAATGGAATCAACAGAGATATTGGATTGGTTAAGTGATTACGATCATACTAAAACTATTGGTGGAATACATGGTGTGATTTTGCATTGGTATGATAATAAGGACAGAAGGCAAAGAGTTGAAGGCAAAGACCTCCGTGATTGTGTCATAAAAGCAATGGAGCAAGAGAATGAAAGATGACCTATTGGAAGCATTAACAGACATAAAAAATTTACGTCGAATTATGTATGATCATAAGATAGAAAGATACGTTAATATAAACGGCCATTTCGTGGATATAAATCATATCTTTGCCATTCTAAAAGATCACTACAAGACAGAAATAAATGAACATACATAAAGCCTTTCACATAACCAGTTCAGGACTTCCAGGGTATGATGAGATAATGGACAGACAACGGGAGAATTGGGAGATGGAAAGGGAAAGACGAAGTGAATTGATTGCTCAGAAGAAGAAGGAGTATTTCGAGGATGTTGGGACGTTTTTTGAGTTTATCCAGAATATTGAGATATCGAATAAAGACTCATTCATTTTTGAAGATATGCATAAAAAAATGCAGCGTGGATGGGGCAAAAGAGTAGGATTACATCTTTATGATTTATTCAATGAATACTGTGAACGATTGGCTGCTAAGGAGATAGATGATGAACTGCGAAGACAAGGGTTATAAAGAAGGTGAAGTATTTAAGATTGTATCTGGCGACGGAATAAATAATCGAGATATTGGGTCTATAGTTATTCTCAAAGAAGATGATGGATCAAGAAGCCCGGCTTTTTGGCTTACAGAGGGTAGAAAAGATCTTTGTGGCCAAAGCTGGTTATTCATAAATATTAAGAAAGTAAAACGTATCTGGCCACCAGAGAAAGAAACTGTCTCAGTTATTTGCGAAGGTAAGACAGTAGAGATTAGCCGTGAATCAGCTAAGGATTTAAATCTGATATGAATGAACGTCTTAAATGGGAAGCCTGGAGAATAAAATGAACCAATTAGCAACAATAGAAGACCAGATACTTAAATCGTCTGAGAGCTTCGCTACGACGTTAGCGCAATATAAGTGGGATCTGTTACCAGACTCACAGCTTCAGGCCGCCAAACAGGCTCTAACGAAGTCTGATTACATAATGAAGATAGCGGCTGGCAATCCTGGGGCTGTGCATGACTCCCTGATGAAGTCGGCTATTCTAGGGCTGGATTTAACAGAAGGTAAGCGGCAGGGTTGGCTTCTTCCTCGGAAAAACCAGCAAGGCAAAACGGTTGTTGTTCTTCAGGTAGGGTATAAGGGTGTTGAAGCTATACATCAAAGGATGGGGGTGATAGACAGACTGTCTATAAGGGTAGTAAGGGAAAATGATATATTCACTTGGACAGGAAACGACCAAGAAAAACCCGATCATGTTGCGTCTGCCGATAAAGAGACGCCAAGCTGGTTTGCTACCGATGAGGAAAGGGGGCGGGTGAGCGGTGCTTTTGCAATAACATATTATCCTGATGGGTCTTTAAATGCCACAGTAACGCCAATATCTGTGATCTTCGGCAATCATCGAGACAGGTCGGATTCGTACAAGTCTTATATAACCAAAAAGAATAAGGGTGAATATGCCCATCCTCCGCCGTGGGTCTCTGATGAACAGTCAATGATCGAGAAAACAATGGCCTTTATCGCGGCTAAACAGTGGCCAGCGAATAATAGAAACGATGAGACATCTTCACGTATTCTTGAAACGCTTCATGAGATTGATGTTTCTGATTATTCTCTTAGTTATTCTAAGGAACAGAAAGACGCTTTTGATAACTTCCTTACCGCTGAGGATTCGCTTGGCCTTTATATCTTCACGCAGTTAAGGATTGAGATTGAGACTTACGCAGCAATCCACAGGGAATACATTAAGAATATCGAGAGGGGGAATAAGGGGAAGGCTAGGACTCACATTGAGGACCTTGTTAGTCAAGGGCGTGCATTGATGGATAATATCGTAGAAGGCATTACTAGTAATGATGAATTGAAAGTTATCGAGTCTATGGATGGAAGCCTTGTCGTTACAAGTAAGCTGGTTAAGTCTGTTTTGACAGACGCACAAAAGATAGTATTTATTAAAATGATGGAGACTGATCATGAGATACTCGAAACTGAGGCCAAGGAAACTGAGCAAGGAGAAAGTAACGCTGATGCGATCGCTAAGGATATACAATCCTGAAGTCTATTCTTGCCAAAAGCTTGGTATGCTGATGAACGTTAATCCCGATATGGCGTGGAAGGTGATTACTAATAAGGCTTGGAAGTTGGTTGCATTCCCGTCTTATGAGGATGCACAGATAATCGCTATGGCGTATCTTTATGATTTATGATTCATTTATTAAGGAGGAGATATGAGACTTTTTTTGTTAAGAATATTATTATCTTGGTGGATGATTCCAGCATCATGGTTAACCATTTTCCCACTTATATATTTGCTATCTGGCGACACGAATGATGCAAAGTATGAGGTTATGCAATTTTGTAAATATATTTGGCATGGCGAAGAGTGACCTACATCTTTATCTTCAGGAGGCACAATGAGATTTGAATCCGGGCAAGAGTTAATACTCCTACCTAAGCTAACCGTTGTTAGATATACAAGAGGTGGTTGGGTATTGTGTAGTCTTTGGGGTACAAATAGTGAAATATCTATACCTGAGAGCTTTTTAGCGACAGACAAATTTTTTGAACTGAGGCCAAAGAAAAGAACTATCCTTGATAGAATTAAGGATAAATTTGGCTTAAAGAATTAAAGAAGTATTATAGAGGGGAAGAGTGATGAGTGATAGACCTTGGTGGTTTCCAGTTTTAGTTGATGATGAATATTTCAAACGATTAAGAGATGATTATCCTGATAAAAGCCATTTGTCAGATTCAGAGTTAAATGAGTATTTCAATGAGTAT